AGCATACTTATCCGGATTTTCCAATCTATCGAGTCGTGCTAAGAGCTCGTTATACTGGGTCTGCAACTGGTTATATTGACCTTCATACTTAGCTTTCTGTTTTCCAAGCTGCTTTCTGAAAGAATATGCCTGTTGTTCTTCCTTCGTGTATGTCTTCCTCGGTTCACCCTTTTGAACCACATTACTTTCTTCGGAAACGGTTTGCTGGGCCGAATCTTCAGCGGGAATCTCTATCTGTTCAACCTTATCACCTTCAGCCTCAGTGTTTTCGATTGAGCCGGTATTGATTTCGTCTTCATTCATAATATTTTATCCTCTGCATGGTAAGCGCCATGTTCGCAACTTTATATTTATAAAAGTATTTTTACTCCATAAATGCGCCCTGTCTTGATTTTCTTTCCAAAACAAGACCTCTAGGCATATCAGCCATTGCAAAAGTCAAAGCAAAGCTGTCTGCACTGTCAGGAGAACGTTTTAAAATTAATCTAATATCGTCTTTCTTTATTAACTGAACCTTGTCATGAGCTGAGAGTTCATAACGTGTAGCTTTCAGTTCTTCTTTCATTTTATCGTCAATTCCATTAATGCCATGTTCTGTAATATAACGTTTTGCATTAACATACATTTCAGCACGTTTATTTAAATAAGCTGGGTCTTCTGGAGAACCACCAAATGGAATTAAATATGTAAAACTCTTATAATCAGAATCCATCAATAATTCATAAAGACCTTGACCATAAGCCATGTCTATTGCGATATGTGAAATATTGTTTACGCCATACTCATGAATGATAGTCTTTAAATCTGCAAATAAATCTTTTGCAGAAGCCAGAACCTTTCTAATAATCTTAACTATTGTATTACCTTTTCTGACAACAATACAGTTACAGTCTTTACCAAAACCAGACAAGTCGCAACCTATCGCAATACAGCTACCAGACATAGGAGCAGCTTCTAAAAGTTCATCAGTAAACAATACACCAGAATTATTGTCTTCACATTCAATACCTTCAAATTCTCTTAGCCATTGTTCTTCAGATAGACAAGTTTTTCTCATTAACTCGATTTCAGCAGGTTTAATCTTTTTGTTATCGGAAGTTTTAGCTGTAATGACTTTGATATTTCTATCTTTTACGAATGATGTTACCCAATTAGCCGGTCTAGGAGTTGAGCACATAATAATTCTCGGGTCTTCATCAAGGTCACGTTGACAATAAGCTAATACTTCATAAAGATTTGGCGGGGCTAGACATACTTCGTCAAGAATGGACAACTGAATCCTGGAAAAACCACGAACTGAATCCATATTGGAGTATGACGAGAAATATATGACGCCTGTCTCGCCATAAGTTATTTTCATTGATACCTTATGAACTTCAAATTCACCAGGTTTTAGAATTTCATAAAGGCGTTGAATGCACTCGGCCATGATAACTTCTGTGAGTGCTCTATAGTCTTGTGCCATAATCAATACACGTTGACCTTTTAATAGTGCAATAACCGCGATTAGAGACGCGATAAAGGACTTTCCACTACCGCGCCCTGCTCGTAGATAGATCATGTCCTCTTTGCACTCCAGAAGTTCTTTCTGGTGTTTAAAAAGTTTATAGTGTATATCCATTATGCTTCTTCAAAAATCAAATTAATCTGATTATCACTCTTTACTGCAGCCTGCACTTCCTGCTCGACTTTTTCAGAATAAGTATCTTTCCAGCGTCTTTTCATTACTTCAATATATTGCGGCTTACCTTGCATAATATAACTAAACGTCAAATCATTCAGACATTTAGCTTTCATTGCAGTAAACCAGTCAACCATCAAGTCAAGATATTCTTTTGTTTCTTCACCAATTTCATCTGGCTTTGTTTCGTTTATATTTCTAGGATTCCAAAGCGGACTTTCTTTTTCGTCTTTTCTCTGTTTTTTATACGTAGTTATTCTTAAATCTTTAGGGAGATAAGTCTGTATTTTAGCCATGAACGATGATATTGTAGTATAATTATACTCTTTAGCATGAGAGTTAAAGTTGATTATAGACATAGTTATGCCAGTTGGGCAGTAGCCATTTTCTTCTACTTCCATTCTGTCAAAATTGCCCATGTTAATTTCAGGCTTTTCAAAATTTTCTAAAAGGAACTGCATCTGTGCAATTCTCTTGTTCATTCTTTGACGGTTCAAATCTGTAGCATGTCCCATTAGAAACCTCCTCTTATATCTAATTTGGATAACTGACCAGAAATTTCCTTCAATAAGGTTTTAATTTCCTCTAAATCTTTTTTATAATTTAAAACCTGTGGAGTTTCCTCTTTAGGCTCCACAGGTGCTTTCTTAACAGAATTCTTCATAAAATGTCCTCGGTGTGGATTAACGCCACATTCGCCTAACATTTTATTTATAAAAAAGAACTAAATGCTATAATAACCAGAATTAGTTACACACCATCGATCTGTTCCTTCTACATTCTGCCATACCATATTTGCATAGGTTCCAGAACCTAATACAAAGTTCTGATCGTCAATAGTAGCTGTAAACATAGAAGGTCCATTGTAGTCATAAGGTGTAGATAGATGAACTTCCTTATAATCGCCACTCTTAGTCGTGCTCATAGATGGCGTTCCTGTGCTAAATGCATAGCACCAAATAGGGGAGCTATTGATATTAGCTGTAATGACAGGACCGTTACCAACTGCATACAAGAAGCCAGAACCAATATTAGTAGGAATCATAGAGAATGTTTCAGTGTTATTATTTTCATTAACAACTGACATATCATAGTATTGCATGGTAAATGGTGAGGTAATTTTAGTTAGTCCAATCTGTGCAGAAGCTGGACTATTATCAGCTCCACCAAGAACTTTAGAGAACTTCAGATTGTCATTACTGCCTCCGCCACCATTTGCGAAGATAACATTATTTGAATTTACGATTGCGCTCATTTAAATCTCCAATTATATTGTTAATGGCTTACCCAAGGAATACTGTAATTAACATAAACTTTATCACCTGTGTAACCAGTCCAAGGATCAAATTTATTTAACTTAATAGCTGATGCCCATGCATCAGTTGTCATCATTGCACCAAATGCAGCACCCCATTCTGTCCATATTTCAGAATACACAGGAGCTACAAAATGACCAGTAGTAGTAATGAACGATGTTGTTACTACATTCCAAGATGCAGTATTTATCGGGATGAATTTATTAAACAAGAAGCTAACATTCAACATCCAGAAATTACTACCACTCGAACCCAATTCGATACCATCTACTCTTGCTTCGCCAATAGATATACCTGTTGAATTAAAAACACTTGCTGAATTAAGCTTTAGGCCAAATATATTATTTCCTGTCCACCAATTTGGATTATTCTGACTATCATAAGCCGAATGTCTACCATTAACTATGTATTTATCTCTAATATATGCAGAAGCAGCATAACCAGAACGTGCAGAATTGTAAATGTCAGTTAACGAAACGCCATTAGATGCATAAGTAGCGGTATTAGCATTTGTAGCACTAGTTGCAGAAGCTACTTTAATGGCGGTATTTGTTAAATAATATGCAGTAGATGCAGAAGTTGCAGATGCAACTTTGATAGCTGTATTTGTTAAATTGTATGCATTAGTAGCGCTGAGAGCGGAACCAGCATTTGTTGCAGAAATATTTTTACCATTTATTGTCTGAACATAAGTTGTAGTTCCGCCAGTAGCTGTTACTACTTGCGAAGCCGCATCGAGTTTATTGGTAACTGTATTCCATGTAGCACTAGAACCATAAACTTCATCTAAAGCTTGCTGAACGTTTCCTGTATATCCACCACCGCCACCGCCTTGTGAGTAAATAGCAGAACCGTTAATCTGAGAAATTTGATTATCAGTGTAACCAAATGTTAAGGTATCTTGTTTACCAGTTACTGATGCAGTAGTAGCATATTCAGACATTCCTGCAATAGTCTGATAATTAGACATGTTTGCGGTTGTCTGATATTTACTTGTAATTACACCACCATTAGAATCTTGATAGGCCTTAGTTGCAGACTGTGCACCAGCTGCAATAATCTGTTGATTTCCAATTGCTGAAATACCTGTAATTGCCATTTAAAACCTCTTATTATTTATTTAGATGGAACCAGTTGCAACAGAAGGATTAGCCCAAGAAGCAGAAGCTGTAGAAACATGATTTAATAATGCTTTAAGTGCATTAATTTCTTCATAATTAAGCGTAGCTCTCAAATTCCAGGATTGATCGTAGAAGTTGATATAAGCTGGTGTTAAATCAACTGCCCCTGTTATAGCTTCACCTGCGGAATTTTGACCAGAACCTAATATTCTAAATCTTGTAGCTCCATCTGCAGCTGTAGTATACCAATGGTTATTTCCTATAGAGTCATAGACATCCATTCCTTTAGGGCCAAAAGATGCGGTTCCAGCTGTATTCCAGAATTTTAATCTTTCAGAACCTAATTGCCATACTTTAGAAGCTTCAGGATCTTCAAACGATGTTAATGCAGAATTAGCAGAACGATAAACTAAAGATCCATAACCTAAAGACATTGCAGCAGTAGTTCCATCAGAATAGCTAGAATGCGAATTAGGACTAATAGTTCCAGAATTCCAGTTCATCTGGAAGATACCTTCACCAGCACCGTCTATTTCAGCCCAGAATGATTTACCGTCAGAATAATTCTGACCTACTTGTAAATGAGCTTCGTTTTCATTTTCCTTATTCTGGTTATACATTTCAACCCAGCCAGAAGTAGAAGTAACTCTAATTCCAGAAGCGACATTGTAAACTGTAGTTCCAGAGTCACCTTTGCTTATATTAGTGTAAGGAATGTATTTACCAGCTGCATCTGCTGTAGCTTGTTTAAAAACTACAGCTGTGGCAAGGTTGCAATGCATTATAGCAGAAAGACAAGCATGAGACGAGGCTCCATTTATATCATTTGTCCAATCCTTTCCAGAAACCGTAAAGGTATTACCAGCAGTAGCTACATTGATATTAGAACCTGCCTTGACATCATAAGTAGAGCCTGCAGCAGTATAGAAAGCCGTACCATTATAACCAGTAATCTTTCCGTTTGCAGTTTCCCAACCACCAGTTACAATAGCTGCAGTCTGAGAAGATATAGCACCATTTGCAGAAGTAGAAGATACAGCATAACGGCTACGTTCAGAAGACAATGCAGAACCGTTATATCCAGTGATATAACTATCGCCAAAATTCAGAGCACTTTCATACATGACTCCTTCAACTTCAGGAAGTCCAGAAATACCGATAACTGTTGCGGAAACAGAATCTTCAACGAAGTATAATGGTTCCTGAACTCCTAATTTAGCAGACTGTGCAGAAATCTTATGTTCAACATTGTTTACAACAATCGGTGCAATACCTTCATATTCAACACCCTGACCACCAATACCAGAAATCGGAGTACCGTTAATCCCTGTTACATAACCATCTGCACTATTGATCGCTGAATTTGCGAGAAGTGCAGTAAGACTTCTTCCATCAGAATCTCTTAACGCAGTAAACGATTCAGCAGCTACCCTAGCGGAAATACCGGAACCACTGAAACCTGTAATATACGTGAGCTTGCCTGGTATAGGTGTATCGATACCCATCGCAGAGACCGGGATATAATCCCCTGTAAGATATCCCTGATTGTATACCCATGCAGTAGCGGCGTTATATGCCGTGGCATCGCCTGACTGGACTATGTTGCGGATATATCCGTCCCAGTCGCGACCA